TCATATTGTCTGCTGAACTACTTAATACAAACTGTGTTTGATCTGAGAATAAGATCAACTGTTCTCCCATAGTTACTGCGTTTTTAAGAATCGCAACTTTAGTATGTGATGCAGCTACGTCTATAGGATCTGAGTCAATAACAGATAAGACTGTTTCTGGAAAGAAGTTAAAGAACTCACTAACTCTTGATAGCACTACGTTGTCATCAGCTAGAAAACCTAACCTGTTTCTAAAAAAGAATACGTTGTTTATTTTTGAATCTATGAAAGATGGATTAGGAGCAGATTCTTCATCACCTACAGTACGTTCTCCCCATTTTGGTAAGTCAAAAGATTGACCACTAGCTGTATATGAATCTCCATCAACTCTTGCAAATCTAAAATTACCATCTGCCTGTCTTATCAAAACATGGGGCATAGTGTCATAGTTAAATTTAAACTTAATACCTTTATCTACAGTCTCTTCCCATTGTCCTTCTTCTAATGCACCACCATTATTAGTGACAAACTTAACGTAGTAATTATCAAAGTTAGTTCCTTCATCTCCTTTAATTTCAACGACATATCCATTTGGTGAAACTGTAGGTAGATCTGTAAATCTCTGAATAGAATCTTTAACTATTGTTAGTTGTGTATTACCCTGTGTATCTTTACCATCAATAGAAAAATCACTGCCATCATTTTTTTTAATATGTAAAACACTTCCATTCTGTGCAATGGTAAAACCTGACAACCCAGAATTTAAACCATTTTTTAAATCTGTTGCTACTTGTTCTGTGCTTAGTTCTGAATCATTAGAAGTGTCATCTGTTACTGTTACTCCATCTACTGTTACTGAATAGGTAGTATCATCTGAAACGCTATTAACAAACACTACAGCTTGTGTGATGTTGTTAGGAGACAAAGCACTATCCATTGCTGTAGTAATACTTGTATTAACAACAAAAGTAAAATCAGCAATAGTCACTGTCTTTATAACACTTCTAGGATCTGATGTATTTAAGTATGAAGTGCCATCTGGTTTGTGGACTGTTAGTTCTGTACCATCTAATTCATATACTTTGACATTTCCATTACTGAATACTGCTACATATTGTTCATTTGCATCTCTATTAATAGTTTGAATATGTACATTGCCTACAGTTGTATTACTTAAATTTGTTATATATTGCAGTCCTGATCTCTTGATTAATCCTATAACTGGATTGCTGTCAGCATTATCTTGTATATCTGCGTGGTCTGCTTGTTTTGCAGAGTCAGATGATTGTGATATACCTCTTAATAAAGTAGGTATAGATCTTGAAATGACAGGCATAATTATCTATTTAGAACATCAATAGGACTAAATGTATTTATAGCATCAGATATAGCTGGATCACCTGTAAGCATATTATGATCTGCATTACTTAAGTCAGTTTCCATAAGTACTGATCTAGCTCTTATTTCATCTTCTTGTGTATAAGTTCTTAATGAGTTATCAGTAATCAATCTATCTACAAATAGCCTTGCAGCTTTTATAGTCATATAACTTCTAGCTTGTTCTGGTAATTCATCAAAAGGTCTGAAATAAACAACAGTACATTTTAAATCTTCATCAAATACAAATGTATTATTTTTTCTGTCATATAACCTAGATCCTCTTTGTATTGGATCTATTGATGGGTGGTCAAAAGTTTGTGCATCTACTCTTAATACATCAGTACCTAAAGCGACATTATTACTTGCATTTCTTGTAAGGGTTACATCTATTTCAGTATTAAAACTCCACCCTTCTGACTGCACTTGTTTATTTACTTCAGTTAAAGTTGACTGTGCTATTCGTACATCAACTGGTACTGTACCTGTCAAGCTATTAACAGGTGCTTCTCCAATAGCAGCAAGCATAATATTTATACATTCAAGTTCTGTGGTTGCAGCTACAGTCATTGTCTAATACTTTTTTGATGATATTTGAAGAGATGATTTGTTAGGAGTCATTTTACCAGACTTTTTTTTCTTGCCTGTTTTCTTTTTTTTCTTAGTTGTGTACATAAAAAAAGGGTATCTAATAATAAGATACCCTATAAATGTTAATTAGGAAGCAGATAACTTAATAGTAGCTGCACACTCAGGTCTTAAAATTCCATGCCCAAGTAAGTACTTTGCGATCATCAATGTTCCCTGATACATTAAATTGTAGTCAGAGCCAGAGATCTCAGTCTTCATGTCCATAAGTTTTACTGTACCTACAGCAGACTTGTGGAAGACAAGACCGATAGTTTTACTATCGTCACCATTGTAAGCATTGTTCTCGCCAGTAGCAGCAGATCTGTTTGACTGTGGCACACTGTTTGACATCATTACAGGTATGCCAGCAATTTGCTGAATTTTACCTGATGCAAATGAACCATTACCCTGTGGGTTAAAGTCTGTATCTACTGTTCTTGTAGCTGATTCAGCTAACTTGTAGTACTCGGCTGGTGGTAGTACACAGAAACGATCTGTTTGTGGAATGTCTCTTTCATCAAATGTCTGTGCAATGTCATAGATAGCTGCTGCTAACTCATCACCAGTAACATTTGCAGATGCAGTATTACCAGAAGCGAGAGTAAGAACTGTACCGCCATCACCACCGCTAAGAGTAGTAGAAGCTCTGGAAGCATTAGCTATTACCTTCGCTACGTTCAAATCGTATTGCTTGGCCAGAGCCTTTCCAAGCTCATCAGCGTAAGTCGCCCTTACGTCATAATGATTCTTAAGCTCATCGATTTGAGCGACAAATGCTTGGCTTATTAACAGATCGTCAATAGAAATAATCTTTTCATTTGCTTTGATCTGGTTTGCTCCTACGAGAGGAGTGCCGACTGTATGATACGCTGCTGTAGCTGTACCTAAAACTGGAAAGCTTGCACTCTTGCCTGATGATATAGTACGAACTGAATGAAGCTGCTCATTAAAGATATTGTTTCTTGTGAACGAAGTTAGAACCTCTCCACTAAATACCTTTAAAAATAATTCATCAAAGTTAGTACCAGTATTATTGACAAGACCAAGCCTAGAAACTGTGGCGTTAGCCATTCTAAACTCCTTGAATAAAAATTAATAATCTGGTTACTTCTTTTGGTAATCATTTTTCTCAGCGTTATCTGACGTATCAGGCACTTAGAAGTTCTTGATTTGTTATTAGAAGTATCAGCAATTCCACTTGCGTAATGCAAGAGCCTTGCGTGTTGGTCTGCCCTTACTATCTTTCATAGCTCCTTTCACCCCTGACATTCTTGCACAAAAGGATTTCTTACGAGCCTTTTGTCTAGGTGACAGTCCACTCTTTTGAGTGACAGGTCGTTGCAACTTTGAACCTGTAGCTGCATTAATTCTTCTTCTCCCACTTTCAGACAGTCCTCCTGTTGGATTCTTGTCAGACTTTCTAAGAGATAAAGATTTTCTGCGTGGAGACATGAACTACGAGTAAGAGTAGTTAAATAAAATATAACAGTTATGCTGCTTTTTGTCGTCTTTTGTGATTGTAACTTATTCTCTTACCGCTAGTTTTTGATGCTTTAAATTTTAATTTTTCTCTGTTACTTAATTCTTTTGTAGTCTTAGGAGTTTTACTACTAATCCTTTTAGATGGTCTGCAAGCAGGGTAAGGTCTGCCATCACCTTTCTGACGACCACAGGGTTTACCTGTTTTGACATCTACCCACTTCTCTTTAAACCATCTATCAAGACTCATTTGCCTACATCTTTTTGTGCTTTAGTATGTGCAGCTTTGAATGAAGAACCTTCACGCATTAGCTTCTTCATTAGATCCATGTGCTTTTTAGAATGATGCTCTGAATGTTTCTTCAGAGTTCTCATCTGACTAAGTGTAAGCTTCTTCATGCTTTAGTGTAACCTCCACCAGCAGCTTTATATTCTCTTACAAGTTGTCCACTTGCATAAGCACTAGGCCACTTCTTTACTCTAGCTTTTACCTTTGCTTTTATCCTTGCGTAGAGTTCTGGTTTTGTAGGTTTGTTAGCCATTAGACTGCATCTGAACTACCGATTCTTGCATATACGCTTTGGGTGTATGCTGCATCTTTACCATAGCGAGGATCACTCATTGCAGCAGTAATCTCTGCTGGTGTTTGGAATGGATTGTTGTCGCTGCGTGGTGAACGACCTCCAATTAAATCTGGTTCATAACCTTGTGCTTGATCCATTTGTGCTTTTAGCCCTGCTACTGCCATTTTAATTACTGGTACAGTAGCTGTGTTTAATAATTCATCAAAAGATTTTAATGTTTCTTCTGGTAAATTTTTAGAACTCCATTGCACTAACTGTTCGTAGGCTTCAT